AGTATGCTACTATATTAAGATGAAAAAATATTGTTGCATACTATTAGCCCTTGTTTTAACTGCCTGCGGTGGCGGTGGATCAAGTCCTTCTAACCCAGTTGTTACTGTACAACCTTTCGCCGCACCTGCTCCGGCTAGTACTGCAACAACACCTACTTGTACCAACCCTCATACTAGTGAGTATCCTGCAATATACAATGGGTACAGACCCACACCTACTCCACAACAAAGATTGCCGGTTACGTTTCAGCGTGGCATTAGTTTCAAAGATTATTATCCTGGTTGGATTTATGACAATGCTAAAGGTACTATCAAGTGTACCAAAGATGAATACGTAAAGTTAATGTATACACAAGCACTAGACAATATTCAATCTAGTGGTGCAACGATGTTTTGGATTTATAACTTTGGTTATTGGGATAGCGTAGATGCTAAAGTTATGACAATGCAAAAAAATACATATCATATCCCTGAATATATTGTAGAGTTTATTGTTCAAGAAGCAAAGAAAAGAAATCTACAAGTTTATTTTGCTTGGCAATTTACTCCTAGTGACGTAAACAATAAACATTTATTGTCATTGGGTGATCACATCAGTGTTAATCAATTGAATACCATTATGGATTCGCATCATCAGCAAATGATTGACACTGCAAAAGTTGCACAGCGTATCGGCATATCTGGACTTGCCGCAGATTGGAATGCAATGAACATTGGTAACTTACATGATCCAATACTACGTGAAATTTATGTTACAAAAATGTCAAAGATCATTGATGATGTTCGTGCAAACTACTCAGGCAAAATTACATTTGGACAAGACTCTCGTCCAGTAGGCGACCCACGCATTGTAGATAAAGTAGATGCATTACATTTTAGTTTGGGAGGTGGCATTCTTACAAAAAATGAGAATGTCAACTTATCACCTGAATTAATTAAAGATGTAATATTAAAAGAAATCTATAGTCATTACTTGGAATACAAATGCGTTCCTCCTCATGACTCGTTTAGATGTGGATCAAGTCCTTCTACAAAAAATATCCCAGTGTATTTTGAAATTCAAGTGCAGAGTAGGGATGACTATTGGGTCACTGGATGGAAAGAAGATGGCTTCTGTGTGCCGGGAACTACTGTAACTGGAAGCACTACACCATGCATACAAGATACTTACATCACCGACTTTAGTGTTCAATCAATTGGCATCGAAGGTATCTTAAGGGCAGTGGTTGCACAAAGAGAGTTTAATGTAATTGGAGTAAACTTTCATACATCATATTGGCACAGTGACTCACTCAAGCCAGGCTATGAGGGGTTTCCCAATGTTTCACAATCTATTCGTGGTAAGCCTGCTGAAAAGATCGTGAAATATTGGTACACGGGCACTTGACAAATATACTATAATCCACTATAATTGAATCTATGAAT